GCTGCGCAGGCTGTCACTGGTCGTGTGCGCCTGCGTCGTGTCCCATGCCGTGCCCAGCATCCGGAATGGGCTTCCGTCCGCTCGCAAAATGTCACTTTTATTCACGAGTTAACCGGCAAATAGCGTTAACCGATAGTGCCGTGGCACTGGAACTTCCGCCTACATGCGCCTCATCTCGCGCGCCGAGCTGGCGCGTATCGCTGGCGTCTCGAAGCCGGCGATCACCAAGGCCTGCGGCAAGCAACTCAAGGCTGCCTGCCAGGGTGACCGAGTCGATCTCGACCATGCTGCCGCTGTCGCCTACCTCGCTTCGCGCGGAGTGACGGCGCCGCCGGCGCGACCCGGCAAGACCGACCGCGCTCCGACGCGCACTCGAGAAGAGCCGACTTTCGACGTTCCCGATCCGACCGACGAGCCCAAACGAGGCCGTGGTCGCCCTCGCAAAGCGACCGAGGGTGAGCCCGAACCTGTCGGCCACATGCGACCGCCGCCCGGCGTCACGGCGGGTTCAAACCAAGATTTGAAGCAGCTTAGCGAGCTGCTGATGCCGATGGTCGAGCGCTTCGGCACCGACACTCGGTTCGCCGACTGGCTCTCGTCGATCAAAGACATTGAGCTCATCCGCGAGAAGCGGCTGAAGAACGGGGAGACAGAAGGCGGCTACATCAGCCGTGAGCTGGTGAAAGTCCACCTCCTCGGCGCAATGGAAGCGTCAAACAAGCGCCTACTCGGCGACGCAGCGAAGACGATCACGGCCAAGGTCGCGAACATCATCCGCAGCGGCGGTGGACTCGAAGAGGCGCAGCGCGCCGTGCGGGACGAGATCTCAAAGCAGATCAAGCCGGTCAAAGAAAAGGCCGCGCGGTACCTGAGGCACAAGGCCGATGCCGCGAAAAAATAGCGGCGCGCTCGCCCTGGACTTCCCGGACGAATACGAGACGCCGGAGCAGCGCGAGTGGCTCGCGCAAGAGCTCGAGAATCTGACCCACGCGGTCGAGATCATAAGCCCCAGCGAGTGGGCCGAGCGCCACCGGTACCTGCCCGCTTCGGTCACCCCGATTCCAGGGCCTTTCAGCTTCGACGTCGCTCCCTATACTCGAGAGATTCTCGATTGCATGAGCGTCGAGTCTCCCGTCCGCGAGGTGACGTGGATGAAGGGCGTGCAGCTCTGCGCCACGACCGCGGTGCTAGAAAACGTTATCGGCTACTACATCGCCGTCGTTCAGACGGAGGCGATGATGCTCCTGACGGCAGATGCCGAGCTCGCAAAGCTCCGCATGGAGCAGTTCATCACGCCGATGATCCAGCTCTCTGGGCTGGAGCCACTCATCAAGTCCGGGGACGAACGCAACGCGCGCAAGTCCGGAAAGACCGACCGCAAAATCGAATGGTATGGCGGCGGGTACCTCGTGCCGTTCGGCGCGGTGAACGCGGCGAAGCTGCGCTCACTGCCGATGCGCGCGCTGCTGCGCGACGAGGTCGATGCCTACAAGCGCCGGCTAGGAAACGATGGCGACCCGATGGCTCTCTCGGAGAGCCGCACGCGCAGCTTCGAATCGACGCGCAAGATCCTCAACCTCTCGACGCCCACTTTCAAGGGTCAGTCGAACATCGAGGACCGGTACCTCCTCGGCGACCAGCGCAAGTACCTAGTCCGCTGCATGAAATGCAACTTCCCACAGGAGTTGCGCTGGAGACACGACCCGCATCCGCAGACGGGCGAGATCAACGGCATCGTTTGGAAGCTGGACCCGAAGACGGGCTCTCTCGATCCGGAATCGGTACGCTACCTCTGCCAAGAGTGCGGGCACCCGCACACCAACGACGATAAGACGCGGCTCCTATCGCCGGACCACGGTGCATTCTGGAAGCCGACGGCTGTTCCTGCCGACCCCAATCACCGTAGCTATCATCTCAGCGCGCTCTACTCACCCGTCGGCATGCAGACGTGGGGCGCGGCGGTGCGAACGTGGCTCGAAGCTTGGGACGTCGAGCGCAATCGGATGAAGGATCCTGGCAAGCTCCAGGTCTTCTACAACAACGTCCTCGGCAGCACCTACGAGGTCACCGGCGACAAGGTGCGCTTCGAGGCGGTGTCGATGCATCGGCGCAGCGACTACCACTTCGGGCAGATCCCGAACGAATTCGCGCAGAAGTTTTGCGGCAGCAAGGTCTTGGTTCTCACCTGCACCGTCGACGTGCAGAAGGACAATCTCGCGGTGGCTGTCCTCGGTTGGTGCGCTGAAGGGCGCGCTCTGCTCATCGACTACTGGCGCTTCGAGGGCAATACCGAGCAGCTCGACGACAAGGGCACTTGGGGTCAGCTCCGCGAGCTGATCTGGAAAAAGGTTTACACGGCGGACGACGGCAGCAAGTACCGCGTCAAGATCACGCTGGTCGACTCGGGCTACCTGACGGACCAGGTCTATCGCTTCTGCGAAGAGTTTCCCGCCGGAGTCTTTCCTTGCAAGGGCAAGGAAGCGGGCCCGACCAGCACGATCAAGCCGTACGCGGAGTTCAAGACGCCGAGTGGCATCGTCGGCTTCCTCCTCATCGTCGACTATTACAAGGACCGCTGGAGCGCACAGCTCCGGCGCGAATGGGACGGCATCGGACTTCAGCCGGTCGGCCATTTTAACGCTCCACACAACGTCACCGAGCAGCAGCTCCGAGAGCTGACCGTCGAGACGAAGCGCCCGCGAGCGGCTTCGATCACGGGCCGCGAAGGCGGCTTCGCTTGGCACCGCATCCCCGGCGCAGCCAACGAGCTCTGGGACCTGTTGATCTACGCCAGCGCGGCACTCGAGCTGCTGGCCGCCAACTTTTCGGCGAATGCGAAGTTTCCCTACACGAACTGGCCGCTCTTCTACAAGACCTGCGCCGAGAAGAAGCTCTTCATCGACTGAAACCGACGTCGCGCGCGCTGGGATTCTCCAATGTCAGCCGTTTTCACCGTCGACTTCATCAATCAACAGATCGCAGATCTGAAGGAACTGCTAGCGGCCAACGCCGCTGCGCGCATCGCGGCGCGAGGGACTCAGTCTTATTCCCTCGAGACCGGGCAGACACGGCAAAGCGTGATGAAGGCGCAGCTCGCGACGCTGCTCACCGAACGAAACCGTTTGCTCGGTGAGCTCCAAGACTGGGAGAGCCTACTTTGCGGAACCCGCGTGATGCGCGGCGTGCCGGGCTGGTAACGCATGTTCGGCATCGGCAAGAAGAAAGACCTGTGGGACGTTTTCTACGGGAAAGAAGCACCACGCTTACCGGCGTCGCTCCCCGCAGTGCCCACGCAAGATGCTCCACGTGTCACGCCGGTGCTCAACGTCGGCAGCCTGCCTACCTATCGGATAGGTTGGGACCACGGTGAGAAGTTCGCCGGCGGACTCGGTCCCGTCGAAATCCTCTGGAAAGATTACTGGGCACTGCGGCAGCGCAGCGCCGATCTCTTCGAGCGTAACATCTACGGCCGCGGCATGATCCGCCGTTTGGTGACGAACGTCATCAACTCTGGCCTGTTTTTGGAGGCGACGCCGGAGGAACGCATCCTCGGGTTCGAAGAAGACTCTCTTGCTGACTGGTCGGAGGATGTCGAGAACAGATTCAAGCTCTGGTCCGACAACTGCTATCAGTGCGATTTCAACGAGCGTCTGACGTTCGGCGCGCTGCAGGCTGAGGCCTATCGCGAGGCGCTCATCTCCGGTGATGTGCTCGTCACCATCCAGCAGGATCCGCGCACGCGTATCCCGCGCATCAGGCTGATTAGCGGCAACAGCGTTCAGACGCCTTACGCTGCCTATTCGGGAATCGACGCGAACATCGTTCACGGCGTCGAGCTCGACGCCCAGAAGCGGCACGTCGCTTTTTGGGTGACTCAGGATGATGGGTCGTCGAAGCGGTTACCCGCCGTGGGCGAGAAGTCCGGTAGGCAGATAGCGTGGTTGGTCTACGGCACCGACAAGCGCATCGACGACGTGCGCGGCACCCCGATGCTCGGCCTGATTCTTCAGGGACTGAAGGAGATCGACCGCTACCGCGATGCGCAGCTGCGCAAAGCAGTGCTGAACTCGATGCTCGCGATCTGGATCGAGAAGGGCGAACCCGGTATGAGTTCGCGTCCGCTCACCATGGGCGCGAACGTGGTCGATGATCTCAATACTATCGACAATAGCGGCAAAGATCGAAAGATTCGGGCTGGGCAATTCGAGCCCGGGATCATGCTCGAGGAGCTGCAGGTCGGCGAGAAGCCCCACACATTTCAGGCCAACCAAGCCGTCGAGGGCTTCGGCGTTTTCGAAGAGGCTGTGGTGCAGAGCTTCGCCTGGGCGAACGAAATACCGCCCGAGATTCTCACCCTCTCGTTCTCCAGCAACTACAGCGCTAGCCAAGCAGCGATCAGCGAATTCAAGCTCTTCTTGGCGCCGACGCGCATGCGTTTCGGGGACTCGTTCTGTTCGCCCATCTACGAAGATTGGCTGCTGTCACAGATCTACGTCGGTCGCGTTGTCGCAACGGGCTTCTTGGAAGCTTTTAGCGACGCGCGCAAAGACTATATCTACGCGGCCTGGGTGTCGAGCGATTGGAGCGGAAACGTAAAGCCCGCGATCGACATGCTCAAGACGACGCGTGCCTATACCGAACAGGCGGAGCAGGGCTTTTGTACTCGTGACCGCGGCTCGCGAGAGATCAACGGCACGAAATTCTCGAAGAACGTGCAGAAGCTGAAGCGCGAGAACGAAAAACTCGCCGAAGCCATGCGCCCAATGCTCGAGATGCAAGCTCTGCTGAAAGCGAGCTCACAACCGCTTCCACCTGAGGAGCCCGAGCAGCCGGCGACGCCGGGCAAGAAGAACGGAAGGGCCGCCTAGCGGCTCGGAATCCAAAGAAAGGCGTTTCGCCTCATGTTGCTGATGAAAAAGAGCCTCGCGGAGGCCGTAGAACATGCGCGCGCGCAGGCGCTCCAGCCGCCTCCGGTCGTGATGGCTGCGTTCGAGCGCGAGCGGTCGATGGCGAGCGCGAGCGGCGAACCGCGAATCTTCAAGCGCGCCGGCGATGTCGCGGAGATCGTGATCCAGGGCGCGCTCACGCCAAAGCCCGATTGGTACGCGTACTGGATGTGCGGTGGCAACACCACATATCCCGAGATCATTCAAGCGCTAGCGCTTGCGGCCGCCGACGACGGCATCAAGCGCGTCGTCCTCAACATCTCGAGCCCGGGCGGTTATGTCGACGGGCTGTTCGACTGCCTGGCGGCGCTAGAGAGCTTCTCGAAGCCGAAAGAAACCATCGCGTCGATGGCGGACTCGGCCGCATATGCCATCGCCTGCCTGGGCGGCAAGATCACGGCGAGAAGCAAGGCTTCCGAATTCGGCAGCGTCGGTGTCTGCGCGACCTACGTTCGCTTCGACGGCGAGAACATCTACGACATCGTGTCGTCGAACGCCCCCAATAAGCGGCCCGATCCAAGCACCAAAGAGGGTCAGGCAGTCATCCGCGAAGGTCTCGACGCGATCGAAGAGCTCTTCATCGACACGATTGTTCGCGGACGCGGCACGACCACCAAGGACGTGACCAAGAATTTCGGTCGCGGCGCCGTGCTGCTGGCGACTGCAGCGCTGGGCGTCGGCATGATCGACTCGATCTCGGGTGTCACGATTCAGGCTGACACGGTCGATGATATCGACGACGAGCCTGAGCCAGATGGCGACGGCGAACAAGATGAGGACGGCGAAGAGGCCAAGCGGCGAGGCAACGGGGGCGGCGGTACAGCTCCTGCGCCAGCTTCAGTCGCAGTCGCGCCTATCGCTCCCAAGCGACAAGCGCCCGTCGCCCCTGCGGCCGCGGCACAAGCTCAACCGGCGCCTGCGGCGCCACAACAAAACGCACCCGCCGCTCGTGGCGGTGCTCCCAAGCAGAAGGACAAGAAAATGGATCCGAAGACTCTTCAGTCGGAGCACCCGGAGACCTACGCCGCGGTACTCAATCTCGGCAAAGCCGAAGGCCATAGCGCCGGCGTCACCGAAGGCATCAACGCGGAGCGCAAGCGCGTCGCCGATCACCTCAAAGTCGGTGAAGCCTGTGGCGATCTGCCCAGCGCACACAAGGCGATCGCCTCGGGTGCCAGCCTGGCCGACATGCAGGCCGACTACCTCGCCGCTTCGATGAAGCGCAACGCGGTGGATACCCGCCAGGTCGAGACCGACGCGGCCGGCAAAGTGCTCAACGGTGCCAAGTCCGGGAGCGGCACCGGCGGCGGCGGTGCCAAGACTGCCGAAGATGAGGTGGCCGAAGAGCTTTTGAAGCTCATGGGCCCGCCGAAGCCGGAGACCAAGTAAGGCGCGAGCCTGAAGGGAAAAATCCATGGCAAACATGACCACCACGACGCTCGACCAGGGTTCTGTCGAGATTTCTCGTTGCGAGTTCCGCGATGAGCTCGTCACCTTCGCTGGCGCGGGTACGCTTGCCGCCGGCACCATCCTGGCGCGCCAAGCTGACGCGCTTACCGTGACGGCTTCCGCCGTCTCCGGCGGCGGCAACGGCACCGTCTCGGCCGCCACCGTCGTGGCCGGCGCGGTTCCGCTGGTCGGCGTTTACACGCTCACTTGCCTGCTCGCCGTGACCAACGGCGGCAAGTGGAAGCTGACCGACCCGAACGGTGCGATCATCGCCGACGATCTGGAACAGACGGTCGGCGCCGGCGCGGCAACCGTTTTCAACGTGGGCGGCCTGCAGTTCACGATCACCGATGGCAGCTCGGACTTCGTTGCTGGAGCTACGGCCACACTCACGGTCGCTGCGGTGGGCAAGATGGTGCCCTACGCGACTGCTGGTGTGGGCGGTGCACAGATTCCGAGCATGGTGCTAGCCAGCGCGCTCACCGCGACGGGCGCCGGCGATCTGCCAGCAAGGCCGATCATCAAGGGCAGCGTCGCCAAGGAACGGCTCGTCATCAATGGCGGCGGCAGCATCACGGATGCGCTGTGCGATCAACTGCGCCAGTTCGGCATCATCGCCGAGTCGGTGAAGCAACTCGGCCGAGTCGACAACTGACAACACGCGAGCTCGTAATCGGGCTCGCTATTTGAAGACACGAGAGCGCGGCGTTCCCGATCAGCGGAGCGACGCCGCGCTCACAACATAGGACCAAAGGGGTCCACCAGCTTCCCTGTTGGCGCAGCGCGCGCCCGCGGGGGCGCACCGGTGCGTCCTCGTTTCTGAAGGAACCACGACCATGAGTGACGCATCCACCAAAACTATGCTGCGGCCCTTCATCGAGAAGGCGCCCGATCCGTTGTTTCTCTCGGGCTTTTTCCAGAGCCCGCCCGAGAACTTCTACTCGAGCCAGACGGTCGAGATCGACCTGCAGCGCGACGGCGAAGACGTCGCCGTGGCCATCACGGACTTGGCCACTGGAAGCCGGTTCAACGAGAACACTGTCGGCTCCAACAAGGAGTTCACGCCTCCGATCTTCAAAGAGGTCGGATCAATCAACGCCTTCCAGCTGCTGACCCGCGAGCTAGGTGACAACCCCTTCGAGTCGCGCGCTTTTCAGGCGAAGGCGATCCTCCGCTCAGCGATTCTTAGCTCGAAGATGCAGAGCAAGCTGCGTCGCGCGCTCGAATGGCAGGCGTCGCAGATCTTCCAGACTGGCGTCCTGACGCTGGTCAACGCGGCTGGAACGGCGGTCTTCTCGCTCGATTTCGCTGCGAAGGCCACGCACTTCATCACGACCACCGTTTGGGCGGCGGACGGCACCGGCGGCAATCGTGTCGCTGACATCGATAGCTTGGCCAAGCTGATCCGCAAGGACGGTCGTCGGAGTCCGGACACGCTGATCCTCGGCACGGATGCGCAGGCGCGCTTGCTCGCCGATCCGACGATCAAGGACATCCTCAAGTCCGACGGTTTCTACGGCGGATTCATGCGTGGCCAAACGCAACTCGTGTTCGACCGCCCTGGGATCGATGGTGCCAACTTCCTCGGCAATCTCACGATCAACAATTACCGCTACGCCCTCTGGGGCTACGACGGGCGGTTCAACCACCCGCAGACGGGCACGTCGACGCCGTTCGTCGCCGACAACAAGATCATCATGCTGTCGTCCAAGGCGCGTTACGACGCGACCTTCGGCGCCGTACCGATGATCGCTCAGCCGGAGGGCCGCGCGCTGCCATTCATGCCGCCGCGCGTGTCAAACGGCGCGGGCGGTCTGGACATGACCCTCAACGCCTGGCTCGAGCCGGACGGTCAGACGCTCAGTCTGTCCGTGGCGGCCCGCCCGCTGCTCGTGCCGACGGAGATCGACTCCTTCGGTTGCCTGACCGTGCTCTGAGTTCGAGCATGGCGAGCAACAAGGATTTGTGCGCGGACATCGTGACGCTGTGCGCGGAGCGCGGCGTCGCGGTGCCCGACGGGCTCGACCAGCTCAAGAATCCCAAGCTGCTGGAGATTCTCGAGGGTCTTCGCCAGCAGGGCGCCGCCGGCGGCGGCAGCGTCTTACCGGGTGGCGTGGTCGAGACCGCGGTGCGACCGCTCGTCGCGCCCTCGCCACCGGATGGCGCCGATTCCACGGAGAGCGCCGACAAGGCTTCGTCGGGTGATCCGCCCATTGTCACCGCGTCCGTAGTCTCCTCGGTGAGCACGGCAACCCCGGCACCAGCGTCGCAAAAGGCGACTACGGGTGCTCAGGGCTACTACGTCGCAGAAGGCAAGACGGTCATGGGACGCAGCGGAGACGCCTTGGGCGCCTTCCAGCAAGTCACGCCACGTGATTTGTCGGGCGGCCAAGAGGAGCTCGAGCATTTCCACGCCGCCGGCTACCTATTCAAGAGGTAGCAGGTGCCGAACCTGCGAGATCTCGCGGCCGCTGACCACCGGTCGATCGTCGAAGACGTCGCTGGTGGTTTCGGTCGCGCGCTCACGTTCATCGATCCGTCCCAGCGGATGGCCGTCGTGAACGGCTTCTGGAACGACATCGGGCAGGCCATGGATCCCATGACCGGCTCGATGATCGCGGCGACCGTGGCCTTCGTGCGCGTCACGTTCGGTGCGCTGCGGGAAGCTGGCTTCGGCGTGCCGCTTGGGGTTACTGAGACCGACAAGAGCCCTTGGCTCGTGGAGTACACGGACATGGGCGGGCGCAAGCATCTCTGCAAGATCGTCGAGGTCCGCAAGGACCGCTCGATCGATGCGGTTGATTGCTACCTCGCGAGCTACAAGCCGTGAGCGCACCGCAGGTATTGCAGGCGCTGATCGACAAGGTCGACACGCTCGAGCTCGTGCGCGACCAGATTGCCGCGATCTTGCTGGCCGAGTCGGCCAACCAGCAGGCAATCGCGCTCGCAGCCGGAAAAGACCCTCAGTATTGGGCGCTCCGGTTGTTCGTGGAGCGGAACGGGAACTGCTGGCATCAGTTCACTTCTACGACCGAAGGCGACGATGACCCTTCGACGATCGACCCCACGCCGATCGTAAACGTGTGGGTCGACCACGCTGAGTATGACAAGGCGCGCAGCGATCCATCGGGTCGTCAGCAGGCGAACGCCGTCTACCACATCGACATCTATGGCTATGGCGTCGCAACAGCGACGGCCACCGGCCATGACCCTGGCGAAATGCTCGCCGCCGCCGCGGTGCAGCGCGCCTATCGGCTGATTCGGAACACGCTGATCTCTCCGATCAACGAGAACCTCCAGATGATCGGCGTCGTCGGCGACCGCTGGATCAACCAGCTCAAGGCGGGCGGACAAGTCAGCGCCAGCGAGCACGACAAGCACCCAGTCGAGAACGTGAGCCTTGGCCGCGTTGAGCTCGAAGTCTCCTTCCTCGAGTATGCGCCCGAATATCAGGGCGTGACCATCGAGGCGATCACCGGAACCGTGAAACGCGCGGAGACCGGCGAAATCTACTTCACGGCTACCCCACCACTCGGAGTCTGAAAAATGGTCGACGTAACCGCCAGGGCGCGAGTCCTCGGCATTGCTACGCAATTTGTGAACCTGCGTACGGGCAGCATTCTGAATCTCCCGCAGCAGGTCGGCGTGCTCGCGCAGATGTCGAGCGCAGTCACGTTCTCGACGACCAAGTTTCAAGCGACTTCCGCGGTGGACGTAGCGAAGAAGCTGGGGTTCGGCTCACCAGCTCACCTAGTCGCCGAGCAGCTGTTCCCGAACAACGGCGACGGGATCGGCACCGTGCCCGTGACTTTCTACCCGCTCGCGGACGACCCCTCGGCGACCGCTGCTGTCGGCGACATCACACCGAGCGGGACCGCCACGGTGAGCCAATCGTGGCAAGTTCGAATTGCCGGCATTCTCTCGCTGGCTTTCGTGGTTCCAGCCGGCGCTGTCGACGTGACCGCGACATGCGCGAAGATCTACAACTCCATCGTCGGCGTGCTCGACATGCCGGTGATTCCGACGTTTGCTTACGGCACCGTCACGGCAAGCGCGCTGGTGGGCACCGGTAACGGAACCATTACCGCGCTGGCCGTGCATGCTGGGGCGACGCCGATCGCCGGTGTCTACACGCTCAAGGTCAAGACCGCCGTGGTGAACGGTGGCGTCTGGCAGTTGCTCGACTCGACCGGTGCTGTCGTCGCGGACAACATCACCCAGACGGTCGGCGCAAGCACGGCCACCGTGTTTAGCAACATCGGCGGACTCGACTTCACGATCACGGACGGCAGCACGGACTTCGGTCTCGGTGCCACGTTCACGATCACCGTTCCCGCGACGAAGGTTACCGTCACCTCGAAGTGGAAGGGCGCCAGCGCAAACGGGATCGTCCTCGAAATGATCGGCGACTCCACGCTTGGCGTCTCCTACGCCATGACCCAGCCCGCCGGCGGCCTCGTCAATCCGAGCATCACCGCGGCCCTCAATCAGATCGGCAGCGTATGGCAAACGATTCTGCTCAACGCGATGAACATCGACGACACCGCGACGCTCGACCTGCTGAGCACCTTCGGTGAAGGGCGCTGGAATGATCTGGTGATGAAACCGCTCGTGGCTATCTGCGGCAACACTGCAGCGGCCGAGGCCACCGCAGCCGCGGTACCGAGCGCGCGCCCCACCGACCGCACCAACGCGGTTATCCCTGCCCCAGGCTCGGTCAACCTGCCGTTCGTGGTGGCCGCTCGAGCTGTGGCGCGCATCGCGTCGCTGGCGAACAACAATCCGCCGACCGACTACGGCGCGCTGAAGCTCACGGGTATCGTGCCCGGCACCGACGGCCAGCAATGGGACTACGCCACGAAGGACCTCGCGCTCAAGGCTGGCTGCGGGAGCACTGACGTCATCGACGGCGTGGTGACCATTGCCGACGTCGTGACGTTCTACCACCCGACTGGCGAGCAAGACCCGGCCTATCGGTACGTGGTCGACATCGTCAAGCTCCAGAACTGCCTCTACAACCTGAAGCTTCCGTTCGCGACGACTGAGTGGGCGGGCGCCCCGATGGTTCCGGACATCCAGACGGTCACCAACCCGAACGCGCGCCAGCCGAAGCACGCCAAGGGCGTGATCGCTGGCGTCGTTGGCAATCTCGGCAAGGCCGCCATTATCAGCGACCCTGCCACGGCGATCGCCACAATCAAAGCGGACATCAGCGCGCAGAACCCCAAGGGTCTCGTGTGGGAAGTCACAGTGCAGCTCTCGGGCAACACCAACGTGAAGTCCGCAACTTTGAAATTTGGCTACTTCTACGGCAACGGCTATCGCGTAGACGCAACTCCAGCGCTCCGCGCGCTGCCTGACGCGCCGCTCCGGCGGCGCGCTGGCAGTCGTGTGTCCGCGCCAACAACTCAGTCAGCAGAAGGACCAAGACCATGGGCGCAATTGGCGGCTCGATCAAAAACTTCTCCATCAAGGGCCGACCTTTCACGGTCGCGTCGGACGCGGACGGCAATCGCGATTCTGGCGGATATTCAGCCGAAGTGCAGTCGAACGGCGACTTGACGGCCCGTAAGATCCTGACCGCAAAGCCTTGGTCGATCGACGGGCTAACAGCATCGATCGACGACAACCGTGACGACATGAAGTTCTTGCAGGACATCGCCGACGGCAAGGACGCTGGCGACGACGGTTTCTACGACATCACGTTGACCGAGGTGAACGGCGCGACGCACCAAGGGCGCGGGACCATCACCGGCGACCTGAAGAAGAGCACCAAGAACTCGACGTGCCCAATCACGTTGATGGGGCCCGACAAGCTGACCAAGCAGTAGGACCGAGAAAATGGCTGAACTGAAAGTGGCGGCAGACGTCGCGCGCGCTGACTTCGAGAGAATGTGCAACGCGCGGCGCATCGAGCTGGACGAAACCGACTGGACGGACGAAGAAAAGAAGTTCTTCGATAACCTTCGCAAGGTCATCTGCAAAGAGATCTCGCGCGGCAACGTCGTGATCGATGCGAACGACGATCCGGTGTTCAAGTTCGGTAATCCGCCGCTGAAGTTGGGCAAGCCCAAGGGCTCATCCATGCTGGCCATGGACGGCAAAGTAGAGAACGCGCGCGTCTTCGCTGCCCTCGCCGACATCTCGGGGATGGGCGTCCCGCATTTCAGCACGTTCGACGTTCAAGACATCCACCTGCTCAAGACGTTCTACGTGCTTTTTTTTCAACGGTAGTCGTCGACCTTCTCGTAAGGAACGGCGAAGACACCAAGCTCAGCAGAGACGTAAATACAAACATCGCGCTCCACACGTTTGAAAACGTCTACGGCGAGATGCTCCGGCAGATCTGCCTCGACTACTCGAGCCTGGGCGACTTCCGCCAGCTGACGGCTGCGGAGATTCGGTATTTCTACAACGGCATTCGCGAGATCGTGAAGCGCCGGACGAAGCCTTAGCACCCCCCACATGCCCGGACGGTTCACTGTCGAAACGGTCTTCAAGGGGACCGACAACACCAGCGGTGTTATCTCATCGATCGAGAAGCGCGCTCGGTCGATGGAGAAGGGGCTAAGCGGCCCGGTTGGTTTCGCCGACAAGGGGATCGAGGGATTCAAGAAGATCGGCGCGGTCGCCGCGGTCGCCGGCGCCGCCGCTGGCGTCGCGTTCGGGCACCTGATCGAGACGGGCGCCGACTTCGAGCAGTCGATCACGAACGTCGGCGCCGTCATGGGCAAGAGCCGCGGCCAGATTGCCGAGCTCGAGAAGGCGGCGCTCAGCCTCGGCGTCTCGACGCAATTCTCGTCGAGTGAAGTCTCCGAGGCGATGGAGCAGATGGCCCGCAAGGGCTTCGACTCCGAAGAGATTCTCGCCGGCATTCCCGGCGTTCTGAACGCGATCGCCGCCTCCGGGGAGGGCATGGCGGAGGTGGCGACGGTCGTTGGTAGCTCGATTCGAGGCTTTGGTCTCGACGCCAAGGACGCTTCGCACGTTGCCGACGTGCTCGCCTTCTCGGCAGAGAAGACCGGCGCGCACATTACCGAAATGGGTAGCGCACTGGCGACGGTGGCGCCGACGGCGCGCGCGCTCGGCGTATCGATCGAAGATGCGGCGGCGTCCGTCGGCCTGCTCCAGAAGATGGGCATCGACGCCTCGACGGCGGGCAGCGCCACGGCCACGATGCTGGCCAAGATCAGTCACCCCTCGAAGGAGGCGGCGCAGAAAATGACGGCGATGGGGATCGCCTTCAAAGACGCGAAGGGCAACATGCTGCCTTTCCGCGACGTGCTCGGCCAGTTCGTGAAGGCCGGTGACAAGGCTGGCGGCAACATGGACCGCATGTCGTTTTTCGCCGAGCTCGTCGGGCTCCGCGGTGACAAGGCAGCGCTCGCTCTGGCCGACATGGCGAAGTCTGGCGACTTCGACAAGCTGGTGAATGGGCTCAAGAACGTCGATGGCTACTCCGAGAAGGTGGCCAAGATTCGCATGGATACGACCAAGGGCTCCTGGAAGCTCTTGACATCCACGATCGAGGTGCTCGAGACGAAGCTGTTCGATCTGAACGGCGGCGGCCTCAAGGGCGCGATCGACAAGACGAATGCATGGGTCTCGGCTAACCAAGACCTCATCATCTCAGGTGCTGCCGAGTATGCTGATAAGCTCGTCCACGGCGTCGAGTTCCTAGTCGACAACATCGACACGGGCATTTCACTGCTGGGTAATTTCAAGGACGGTTTGGTCGACGCCTTCGAGGATTCGACGAGTGTTAAGGTTTTCGGTGCTGTTCTCTCAACCGTTTTCGGTGGCAGCGACAAGAACGGCCCGCGCATGCAGGCCTACGAGCTTGGTAAGAACGTCGGTGACGCCGTCGACAAGTTCATCCTCTTCACCGGCGTGGTGAAGACTGCTCAATTCGCGGTGTGGGGATTCGCCAACATGGCGAAAATCGCAAAGGTCGCGATGTGGACCTGGGAAGCGGGCGTTGCCGCCGTGAAATGGGCAACCATCGCGCTGGGCGCCGCAGAGGTGGAAACCGCAGGGCTCACGGTGGGCTTTGGCGCAGCGATGACCGAGGCCAGCCTGGGTGCTGGTGAGCTAGCGCTCGGCGAAGAGGGCGTGGCCGCGGGGCTCGTTGAGATCGAGGCTGCGTCGGTCGGAGCCGAGAGTGGAATTGCTGGAGTCGGTGCCGCCGCGGGCACCGCGCTCGTTCCGATAGCCGCGGCGGCCGCGGCGCTCGCTGGTATCGCTGCCGCTGCCTACGAGGCAAAGCAGTTCGCCAATGAGAATGGCGGTCTAGAAGGCGTAAAGGGCTTCTTGGGCATCGGCAACCGTCGCGGCGGATTTGAGGGCGTCGATGACGCAATGAACGAGCAGGCCCGAAAAGAGGCCGCTCAGCGAGACGCAGCGACGGTCAAGCCTTGGGAGACGGTGCAGGGCGCCGCCGCGGCGGCCGCTTACGATAAGTTTGGCGCGGGGCCGGCGGCGAGCGGATACGGCCCGGGCTCAGTCCCCGCTGGCTTCGGCATCCCCATGCCGGCGCCGGCAACTGCGCCGCAGGTCGTGCCTGGCGGGAGCCAGTCCGACGCTCAAGCGAAGACCAACCAACAGCTGAACGATACCCTCCGGCAAATCGTTCCCCAGCTCAGTGGAGCGCTGAAGGGCACGCTCACCATCCGGCTTCCTAAGGGTGCCACCGGTGACGTCGCTGGGGCTCCGGGCGTGAATGTTCAGCCGAGCGGGGGCTTTGACTGATGGCCGGCGCTCTTCTTCCGGGCCTGGCCGGACTACTTGGCCTCGATCAATTCGGTGGGCCAGTCACGCTCGACCAGCGAGTCACGGGTTGGCGGAAGCGCCTTAAATCCGGCAACTACAAGTCGCCATCGGGCGTCTCGATTCGGTTCCAATACGTCGACCTCTCGATGGAGTTCGAGCTCCGCGGCACGCCGTGGGAGTTTCCGCAGGTCAACGACGCCTACGTTCAGAAGAAGGGCTTCGGGGCGCGCAAGTACCCGCTCATCTGCTACTTCTCCGGCGACAATTGTGACCTTGAAGCGCAGGCATTCATCGCTGCACTCTGCGAGCCTGGGCAAGGCTTCCTGCAGCATCCGCTCTACGGTTCGCTGAATAACGTCGTGCCGTTCGGCACGGTGAAGCGCACCGATGCCGTGACCACGGCCGGTAACCAGACCATCGTCGAGGTCACCTTCTGGACCACGACCGGGGCCGTCTATCCGAACTCGGACCCCGCAACGCAAAACGAGATCCTAATTGGTCTCGGTAACTTCGACGTTCAGGCCGCGCAGGTCTTCAACGTCCACATGAAACTTAACAAGGCGGCGCTTAGGGTAGGCGCCATCGCAACGATCAAAGGCGCGCTGAAGACGTTTAGCGCTGCCATGTCGGCCGTCTCGAACTCCGTGACGGCAATCCGTCGGGAGGTTCAGGACGGCCTTGACGCGTTGAATTTCGGCATGGACGTGCTGATCGGGCAGCCGCTCCTGCTGGCGCAGCAGATTTCAAACCTGGTGAAGACGCCCGGGCGCGCTCTTGCGGGGATCGGTTCGAGGCTCGACGGCTATGGCAGGATGATCGGCGACATGGGCGGATCGCTGGCGGCAAACCCAGCGGAGCAATTCGGCAGCGGCACCGCCCTGCTGCAGCGCCGGGACAGCGTCGGCAATGACTTCCACGTCACCGACCTTTTTCTCTTGAACGCAGTGGCCGGAAGCATTCTGGCCGCCACGCAAAAGGTCCCTGCGGGCACGGCGCCTACCTTCCAGACGCGTACCCAGGCGATAGCCGCGGCCGCAGAGATCGCGGAGCAGTTCGACGCAGTCGTGCAAGTGCGCGACGACGGTTTCACGGCGCTCGGCGGCATCGCCGATGTGAGCGAAACGCGTATCGATACTGGCGAAAGCATTCAAGCCTTGCAGAGCATAGCTGCTCTAGCGATCGGCTTCCTGGTGCAGACGTCGTTCGGTCTGAAGCCGCAGCAGACCATCGTCACCGATCGCGCTCGCACCATCATCGATCTCTCGGCGGAGTTCTATGACAAGGTCGACGAGAAGCTCGACCTCATCATCGACTCCAACAACTTGAGTGGTGATGAAATCCTCGAGCTTCAAAGCTGCAGCCCTATCGTCTACTTCCCCGAGGTCTGATTGCCAGCGCTGAAGCCGGAGGTCGAGGAAGACCTTCAGATCCAGATCGACAAGAACTACTTCGGCAACTGGGCGGAGGTTGAAATCACGCTCGGGATCGATACTTTCTCTACGGTCTCGCTTACGGCGCCGTTTGCACTCGAGAATCGCAAGTTCCGAGACAACTTCCGACCCTTCCAGTTTCAGCAACTCGAAGTCGACACGCACCTCCAGCCGCTGTTCAACGGCTACGTTCTCACGCCGCAACCGAAGCACGAGGTCAACAGCACCAGCGTCACGGTCACGGGTTACGCGAAGCCGGCAGTCTTGTGCGACTGCAGCATGCCCGTGCTCCACCCGCAGACAAACGCGCCGGTGCCGCGCGAATTCAAGAAGCTTGGCCTTCGTGCCATCTTCGATAGCATCTGTGATCCATTCGGTATCAAAGTCGATTTTCAGGGGCCCGAGGGAAAACCCTTCGACAAGGTCCGCTGCGGCCCGGAGAAAAAGCTTCACGAGTTCATGGTCGATCTGGCCAAGCAGCGCAACTTGGTGCTGGGCAACACGGTCGACGGCAAGCTACTGGTCTGGCAGTCAATCGAGCCCGGCAATCCGGTAGCGCGGTTTCTTCAAGGTGAGTTGCCGCTTACGACTGTCGAAGCGACCTTCTCCCCGCAAGAGTATTACTCCGAGATCACGGGCTTCGCGGCGAAGAAGCGCGGCAAGGCGCCCGCGAAGTGGACCGAGCAGAACCCGTGGCTGCTGACTCCGTTTCGTCCGCACACTTTCAAGCTCGAAGACACGGAGCGCGCCGATGCGCCGGAGGCGACCCAAGCAAATCTTGGGAGAATGTTCGCCAGCATCGTGTCCTACACGATTCCCGACTTGCCGACGTGGCGCGATCCGAGTGGTGAAGTCTGGAAGCCGAACACAACGGTCTCTCTGCTCTACCCGCCAGCGATGATCTACACGGAAACCGAGTTTCTGATTCGAACCGTGAAGCTCAAGTCGAACAAAGACGCGACGACGGCATCGCTCGAGCTGTGCTTACCCGGCGCCTACAATGCGAAAGTCCCATCGTCGCTTCCATGGGATGAATTCCAATGACCGGCCGGCTCGGTAAGGTCTCACACTCCGAGCGGATCACCAAAGACGGAGTCCCCGTCGTTCTGATCTACGTCGAGCTCGGAGACGAGAATCAACCGGAGACGGTCACCGCCGAAATGCTGGCAGAGCCCGGCGTCGACGCGCTGCCGCTCCCCGGCGATGAGGTGATGATCGAAGAAGCGGAGGGCCAGGGGGAAACCTCGGTCAATGCCTTCGCTGATCCGAAGAACGCAGGCAAGGCCGCCGATGGCGAGCGTCGAACCTATGCGCGCGACGGTAGCGGGGAAGTGGCCTGTGAAGTTTGGTGTAAGGCGGACGGTACCGTCGCGATCAAGAGCATCAAGAGCGGCAGCAGTCTCGACTTTAACGGCGTTCTGATCGACCAGCAGGGCAACATCACGACGCCGGGGGACGTGAAGGCCATGGCCGGCACGCCCGACGCGCCGCTGCCCGGCGTGAAGCTATCGACCCATACCCACGGCTCCGGAGTCGGGCCAACGACCCCTCCAACACCCGGTACCTGATGCCGCTCGTTGTCTCGGTGCTCTCGAGCAAGCTCGCTTCGAACTTCGCGGCGCCGGCGGCGGACGCTGCGGGCTGCGGCCAGCAATGGGCCGACGCGGTGAAGGCCTACGCTGCCAGCATCGTTCCACCGGTGCTCACGCCGGCGCTCGAGTCGGCAGCTTCGGCTCTCGCCGGTGCGCTGGGCGGCGCGTTCGCCTCGCCTTCCGCGATCGGCGGCATGGAGTCGGCGTTTGCGGCCTTCGGCGCAGCGCTCGCTGCCGGCATGGCGCCGACGTTCGCGGGCGTGCCGCCGGCTGGGCCTGTCGGCTTCGCTTCGCAGTTCGGTGGCTCCGCGCCCGAGACGCATGGCGCTGCGGCAAGCGCGATCGCTGGGCGCATCGACGTTTGGCTCAGAACGGGCTCCGCGACGATAGTGGCTCCGCCCAATACACCTGTTCCAGCCTGGAGTTGATTCACAAATGTCTGACGTGCTCGTCATCCAAACCGATGATGGGGGCGACATCATTTGTGAGGCGGGCCAGATCGAAATGGACGACGGCGTCCAGACGGCAGTCTTCATCAGCCTCTTCGGTGCGAATGAAGACGACACCGGAGACGACGACACAAAGTCGCTTGAGTGGTGGGCGAATAAGGTAGCCACCAATGCCAACGAGAAGCTGCGCAGCCGCACGCAGAGCCTGCTCCGCGGCATGGCGCTCACCTCGGCAAGCCTGCAGCTGATCGAAGACGCTGCAGCTCAAGACCTCCAGTGGATGCTCGATACGAAGCTCGCTGATGCGGTCGTGCCATCAGCAAGCATCACCGCCGTAAACACCGTCAAGATAGACGTGAAGATCGAGATTCAAGACAAGGTGTTAACACCTTCTTTCGTGAAGAAGATTGGGGCTAAGTCGTGAGCCTTTCGGTTCCCACAACAGCCGATCTGAACGCCCAGATCATCAGCCAAATCGGCGCGCAGATCGGGCAGTCGATTCCGATCTTGCCCAAGGCGTTCGTGAACGTCTTGGCGAAGGTGCTCGCCGGCGTCTTCGTTCTGCTCTTTAAGTACGCCGGGTTTTCCTTTTTGCAGATGTTCGTGGCGTTTGCCTCGGACAGGGAGACGACGGTCAACGGGCGCAAGCTCATTCCGTTGGTCGAGCTCGGGCGGCTCTTCGGAGTCGGAGACCCAGAGCCCGCGACGCGTGCGGAGCTCAACCTCACTGTCACCGTTCTGAATCAGGTCGGAAGCCTGAACGCCGGGCAGCAGCTCGTTCGCAGCGAGTCCGGCTTCGTCTACATCGTGCTGGCCGCGGTCGCGCTGAACGCGCCGACGATCACGGTACGCGTGCGGGCCATATCTAGCCCAGGCCTCGGCGATGGCTCGGGCGCGATCGGCAACCTCCAGCCTGGAGACATCGTCGAGTTCGCCAACACGCCGGCAGGTGTCGCGACCAAGGCTGCTGTCCTATCGCAGGCGGTAACCGCTGCCGATGCTGAGACGACTGACCGCTACCGCGGGCGAATCCTCGACAAGGTGCAGCGGCGCCCGCAGGGTGGCGCTTATGCCGACTACGTCCAGTGGGCTGAAGAGGTCCCTGGCATCGTGAACGTTTACCCGTACGCGGGCGAGGATAGGATTCCCACGCGGGGACCGGGAGAGGTCGATATTTACGTCGAGGCTGACGAAGCGAGCTCGGGAAGCCCTGACGGAATTCCGACAGGTCCACAGCTCGCGGCGGTTCTTGCGTCTATCAATCTCGACATCGGCGGCAAAGCAACGCGCAGACCGGTGAACGCAGCGCCGAACGTTCTGCCGATCACACGGCGTGCGTTCAATCTCGAGGTCACGGCTCTCACTCCGGATACGCCGGAAACGCGACAGGCCATCCAGGATGGCGTCGACGAATACCTGCGCTCGCGTGAGCCGTTCATTGTCGGGCTGTCGGTGCTACCACGCAACGATCGCGTGACGGACGCAGCGGTGAGCGGCATCGTCGACAGCATCGTGAACGCGCTGGGCGCGACAGTGACCCTCGTCAAACTGACGGGAGGCCCTGGCCCCGCATATACGCTTGGACACGGCGAAAAAGCGAAGCTGAGTCTGCCACCGACCTTCATCTGAACCGCCCATGGCACTCGATCCCAGCGCCCGATACCCCGGTCAAGTAGACACGACTGACCCCGTCGGATACCCACACGGCAAAGCGCGGAACATTGGCGTCGAGGGGGACGGCACGGGCACGCCCTTCGAAAAAGATCTCGTCAACGACATCTTCGGGTTTCAGCAGGCCCTACTCGCTGGCGCGGGCATCACGCCGAGCAACGTCCCCGACAAGGTCGGTGCCTCGCAGTATCTGGATGCATTGCGCGCGCTTCTAGGGGCGCAGGTCATCACGTACACGGTTACGGCTTTTGGAATCGCGATCCCAGCTGGCGTGACATCTATCGAGGTGACGGCTGTGGGGGGCGGCGGCGGCGGGGCCTCTGGCGCTGGTAATACGACGACTGGCGGCGGCGGCGGCGGCGGTTCCGGCTATGTGCGGCTCGAGCGGATAGAGCGTGCTTTGCTCGGGCCCACGTTCGACGTTTTCGTCGGCGCTGGCGGCGCCGGCGGAGCTGTCGGGGTTACCGGCGCCAATCCGGCCAACGCTGGCAGTGACGGTGGCACATCGACATTCAGAGACTTATCTACAGGTTTTGATGTAATTGGTGAAGGCGGCAAAGGCGCGCCCGGTAGCGCAGGTGGTGACGGTTATTCGGGTGGTGGTGGTGCTAGCGGTGTGGCCGCTGGGGCTGGCGGTGCGGGCGGCTTCAGAGGCGCTTCAGGTAGTGACGGGGCTGTAGGTACGGGGAGCGGTAGCGGCGGCGCTGGCACAGAAACACGAGCTCTAAGCGGCTGTCCGGGTGGGCTGGGCGCTGCTAGTGTAGGCTCACGCCAAAGTCCTGGCGGGGGCGGCGGCGGTCTTTTCCCTGGTATTTCAGGAGCAATAGGCTCCCAGGGCCTAGGAGCGATACCCACCAACGGTGGACCAGGCGGTACGGGCTACGGCGCGGGCGGCGGCGGCGGCGGTCAGGCTGGCACCACAAGCGGAGCTGGCGGCGATGGCGCCCAGGGCGTCGTCGTCGTTACGTTCAACTTCGGCGCCTAGCTAGGCGCGACTCATGGACCGCACGCCGTTTCGACGCTTGAGCTTTGGCATGTGATGCCCGAGGCGCACGATCCGCCAGCATATTTGGTATGCGCGCCCCAGCCCGTGCAATTGCCAGCATCGAGGCCATCGCAGAATAGATTCCAATAGTCACCCTCTTCGGTGCCGCCAGTGCAGCGCACGGCTCGCACAACTTCGCCACAGAAATACGATTGCCCGCGCAGATAACAGCCGTCGCAACAGGCTCCGGCAGCGCATTGGCAAGCCGCCGTCTCAGCAACCGGGCCGCCTGCACAGGTCGTAATCTCGATCCAGCCGCTCTGGCCGTCATGGCCAGGAAAGGTCTGGCACCATTCCGTCGCCTGCGCAGCCCAAAGAATTCCTCCGAAGACGCGCAGGTCGCCTAGCCAATCTCCGGGGGCGTCCGGCGGCCGTGGCGTGTAGTCGGTGATCTTGTCGGTGGGGCTCCAATGCGCAACGCCTTCGCAGGGATCGTCTGCCGCGCCGCCGCCGCCACCACTCGAGTCGCCGCCGTCTGCCATGCCGCCCTGTGTCGCGCCGGCCTGAGCTGGTGTGCCGCTGGCGCCGCCTGCGCTCGACCCAGATGCGCTCGCGCCGCCGGCTCCATCCTTTGTGATTTGACCACCGCTAGCGCTCGTGGTCCCCGCTCCTGCAGTTGAGACCGAACCGGCGGAGGCTTCACCAGCGGTGCCGCCGGTGCTGTTGGCGTCCGCCGAAGAGGTAGCCGAGGCTGCGACTCCGGAGCCGGCGGAGCTCGCTGCACGTCGATCGCTCGCCGCGTCCCCGCCACCAGCCTGCAGCTCCTCCTGCTTAGCCGGGACGCTCGAACACGCTCCGACGAGAAACCCCAAAGCCAACAGCTTGCGCATGATCCCAAAGCGTAGGCCCGAGCCATTCACTACGCAACGACTGAACGCCTGACGCGTCACTGGCAAAACTACCAAGGCCCGCGCCCAGGTGTCATTTTTCTCGCTATTTCAGCATCTGTTGCCGAGGGGCCAGGTCTGGCGCCTTTCGGCCGCCAGCGCTCTGCGGCGCTTCTTCCTCGGGCTATCCGAGCAGCCGCAGGCGACGCGCGACTATATCGACAAGGTCTATCTCGACCTGTTCCCCGGCACGGCGCGCAGCGCCACCGACACGTCGATCGCTCTGGAAGAGCGATCGGGTGCACTCGAGGAGTGGGAGAGGCAATTCGGTCTCGCTCCGGCGGACCTCGCCGATTTCGATGCGCGGCGCGCGGCCGTCGCTGCTGAGTGGCAAGCCGCCGGCGGACAATCGCCCGGCTACATCCAGGGGATCCTCCAGGCTGCTGGCTTCAACGTCTTCGTGTACGAGTGGTGGAGCTCGGGACCGCCATATGTCGCTCGAGATCCACGCTCCTACACAACCCAGCCACTGATCGGGCTCTATCAATGCGAGGGTGACGCTTTCGGTGGGGTCGGCGGGTCACAGCCGCAGTGCTCGTCGCTTGCAACACAGCCCCAGTGCAACGGCTTCCTAGCTAACGATCCCCACTATCTCGTCAATCTCGACCTCACGCGCAGGCCACCGCCGCCCGTTCCGGACGACCCGAGCAAATGGCCTTACTTCATCTACATCGGTGGCGAGACGTTTCCCGACCACGCGGTCGTCGACATCACGCGACGTGCGGAGTTTGAACGGCTGCTTCTGAAGCTGCGACCAACTCACAATTGGATTGTGACGCTCATCGACTACGAGGCCGTCGGCTTCTTCGACCTTGAAGACGGCAGCGACTTTTTCACCACCGAGACCGGCGACCCCTTCATCGCTGAACACTGACCATGGGTACCAAGTTTTCCGAAGAGCCAGAACTGACCGCGGCTCCGCCGGACGCAATAATTCCCATAGTCGCTGGTGGGAACAACTACAAGATCCAGCTGCATAACCTGCTTGCGCCAGCCTACGCGATCACGGCGTTCGTGGCGGTAACAGCAACGGTTGAAGTAGGCGCAACGGTCACGAACCCCGCGTTCACGGCCGCGCACAACCACACGCCCAGCATCAGTCTTACGCTCACCAACAACAAGACAGGTGAGTCGAAAAACGTGCTCGGCACGCCAACAAGTTTCTCGAGCTCGGCCGGCAGCCAAGTGCTCAGCACGGTAGGCGCAACTTGGATATTCACGCTCACCGGGGTGGACGTGACAGGATCGGCCGCACCGACCACTTCGATCACCGCTCGCCAGCGCAACTTCGCAGGCGTCGTCACGATCGGCAACACGATCCCCGCGACCCTCGCGGCAGCGGCCACCTACAACACGCTCGGCAGCTCCGGCGCTTTCAGCCCGACCATCACCGACGACGGCACGCACGAAGTGCAGTTCATGCGCCGCACGGCCTACGGCGCGCCGACGTCCGTCAAAGACCACGCGACCGGCTTCGGTGTCTCGTACACGCTGGTCACGACGGCGAGCTACACGAACGCCCAGGGCTTCGCGGAGAACTTCAACATCTACAAGCTCGACGCTGCCGTTAACGGCTCGGTCACCCTGGACATCGTATGAGCACCATCCCCATTTTCGGGACCCTCGCGCCGAACGTCGGCAGCTCCCTGCCGCTCGCGAGTGCGCTCTACATTTCCCAGACCTGCGCGGTGGTGGCGGACTCGACCGAGCGCGATACCGTGCTTAGCGGGGTCAAGGGCTCAAAGTTTGTCTGCTTCCGACTCGACACGAAGAACTTCGAATACTGGAACGGCTCGGCGTGGACCGTCGTCGCTGGCGGCGCCGGCGGAGGACGATCGGCGCCCTTCACGCTTTCTTCGAGCACGACCGACGCCGACCCCGGCAACGGCACGCTGCGGATCAGCACAGCGAGCTACGCCACGGCTGGCAGCTGGACCGTCTACATCGATCTGCTGGACGCGAACGCCGTCGACCAGACGAGCTGGTTCGATTCGTTCGACGACAACATCGGGACGCCCAAGGGCGTGCTGCGACTGCAGAGCAAGAGCGACCCAACCAAGGCAGTAGAGGCCGTCGTTACGGCCATCACGGCCGCCACTGGCTATCGCAAGATTTCTTGCACGTACCTCGACGGCCCCGGTGGCTTGCCCACCTTGGCGGGCGACGTCTCGGTGTCGTTCGACGCTTACGGCGTGCCACAGAACCTGAACAATCAGGCGCTCACGAACGCCAGAACGATCTCGTACGCAAGCGAGGTCGATAATGCGACGTCGACGCTCGACTTTACGACGGGAGCGCTCCAAAAGAAGACCCTGGCCGCGAACACGACGCTGGCCACGCCGACCCCGCCGCCCGCGTTTGCGCCGGTGCAGGCGCGGTTCATTCAGGCAGCTTCGGGGGGTCCGTTCACGCTGGCCTTCTGGGCGGGCATCGTTTGGACCGGAGCGGTTCCGGTTATGCCGACGGGTGCCAGCGCGGAGCTGATCGTCAGCGGTTACCACGACGGAACCACGTGGCGTCTTGCTGGCCGCGTCGCGGTCGCCGACGGTGTCGAGTACGACGCTGCCGGCAATCTTCGGGTTTCGTCGCAGCTGCCAGCGCGCGGCACCTGCAATACCGCCGTCGACCTTATTCCTAGCGGCCAACCAAAGGGAACGGTCAACACCGGATCGAGCGTGACCGCCGACGTCCCTTTGGTGTCGGGTAAGCGCTACGTCATCACCTGCGACGCGCAGGTCGACGACGGATCGGGAGTCACCCAGTACCTCAAGGCTCTATCGGTCCGTGCGCAGAATCGCGGCGGCACCTGTGAGATCCTTTCACAGGTCGTCATCACCGAAGTGTTTTTCGCAGGCGCCGTCTACACGCTCACGGCGGCGATCAGCACGACGAACGTGCGCTTCACGCTCGCCAATACGAGCGGCACCAATCGCCCCTACAACCTGATCATCGGCGTCATCGCCCTGGACAAGCCATGATGCGGTATCTGGCCACCGAGGCGGGGCTAATGCTCACCGAGCCCGCCCGCCAGCAGATCCTGGTTCCCGAGCTTTGGATTCCAAGCGACCGATCCGTGATGGATCTGCCGCCCATGCGCGACCCGTTTGGCAAGCTCCCGAAGGCGGAAGCCTGGGGCATCGGAGGTGGCGCGGCGACGTCGCTTATGGCGGCCGGCTCAGGCGTCTCACCCATCGACATCTTCGGTGCACGCTGTCAGCAGTGGTGCCGCGCCGATCGCGGCGTGCTGATCGGCAGTGCGCCATTTGGCACCGGCGCCACTATCCAGGCCGTGACCTTCACGGGCTCGTCGGCGACCCCGATTGACCTGTTGATCACGATTCAGACAACCGGCGCGCGCGGAACCGCGACCTTCGCGGTGGCCGTGAACGGAACCTCGATCGAATCCGGGGTCGTCACCTCCGCCACGCACGCCTGCATCGGCGCAGCGACCGGCATCACGGTCAACTTCCCGACCGGCACGTACACGTCGGGTGACACCTACGAGGGCGTTGCGACGACCTGGCAGGATCAGTCGGGATTCGGCAACGACTACACGGCCCCTACCGCAAATGCCCCCTATTTCAAGGCCGCTCTAGCTTCGCTCGGTGGTGGCAATGGGCTCAAGTTTCGCGGCGCCACCACGTACCTCACGTGCTCGTCGCTCGTGCTCGCGAGCGGCAATAACACGGCGTTTACGCTTTTCATCGAAGCTTGTATCGCTGGGATCTCAAACGTCGACCTGGTCAGCTGCGGGAGCACGACGGCCGGAAATCCGCTCTGGGATCTGCAGCTCATCAATACCACGCCGACCTGGACCTTTTCGAAGCGAAACGATGTCGGCACGCCAAAGACCACGACCGGCGGAACACCCGATCTGGTTAAGCACTATTTCACGCTCGTGAATGACGGCGCGACGCAATCCTTCTACCAAGACGGATCACTGGTTTCGCTCTCGAGCTCCGGCGACTTGAACGTCGGAGTGACAACTTGCGACCGCATGACGATTGGCGGCCGCCTGCAAGCTGCGCTGACATTGTCAGCTGGCGTCGACGTCGCCGAGGTCTGGGGCATCACGGGCACGCCAACCCCGGTAGAGCTTGCGGCCGCGCACACCTACTTCGCGCAGCGGTACCCATGATGCTTGGTGGCGCGCTATTATTGAGCGCAGCGGGTGGCATATCGATCGGTGTTGGCCACGGCGCCTCAAACGCGCCGTCGCTCGAGATTCGAAGCAGCGGAACGCCCACGCATACCGGCTCCGCGCCGGCCACGCTGACAGCCAACGCCACGACCAGCGATAGCGACGGATCCACGACCATCGGCGTTGATCTTTACGAGAGCGGCGTCCTGGTCGGCGCCATGACCAACGGCGGCGGTGGAAACTGGTCGTATGCGCTCAGCGCGCTCGGCGCAGGAACGTACAGCTACACGGCCCGTCGCGTTACCGCTTCTGGCTCCGTCGACTCTTCATCTTGGGCGCTAGTCGTATCGTCCGGCGCACACGACGTGCTCTGGACCGACGGTTCGCCAATGACCTGGACCGATGCGTCGACGATGACGTTCGTGAGCGCGTAGCCACCTCGCTCAGCTTCACCCATAGGGAGATTCGACAAATGATGATCACTATTGCGCTGGGTGGCGGCGGACACGGTCCGCACGACGTGCTGTGGAGCGACGGCACCACGATGACGTGGAGCGACGGCTCGCCGATGACTTTCGTTTCCGCGTGAGGACAAAACACTATGTCAGGCAATCATAAAACTGCAGCAACCCTCACAAATCAGGCCGGGGGCGAGATGCATGGCCTGCTCTCCGGATCGCCCGCTGACCTCGCTACCTTGCTGGCAGCGAATAGGACCCAGGACGACGTCGATCAAGGGCGTTTGTACAAGACCCTTGATGAGGGTCGCCTTTGGGTGCCGGCGACGACAGGCGTCAGCGCCACACACCGCGAAATAATCACCGACATCTCGCCGCTGATGCTCACCGCGCTCGGCATGCTCGCCGCATATTTCGGTATGTCGGTCTCGGATTCGATCCGCACTGGCAGCTCGACGACCGCGATCACCTCGACGGAGATGTTTCGCCGCAACCTGTCCTGGCAGGCAGCAGCGACCGAAACGCTGTTTTTCAACGGCCTTCCGTTTCGAAGCTCCGGAACACTCGACACGACCAACATGCCGGCCGCTGGCATCGGCTACACGCCGGTGGCGGGCGGAAATGGGTCTGCGGTCGCCACGGGCGGTTCCGCAGGGACGACGCTTTCGACGCTGACCAACGGCTTCGAAATGGGCATCGGCTTCGCGGGCACGGCGGGCGGCGCGGGCGGAACTGCTGCTGGCACGCAGGGCGCGGCGCCCACCTCGACGCTGTTTGCCAACGGCGGCGCGGGCGGGGCTGGCAATGCGGGCGGGGCTGGTTCCGGCGGCGCAGGTGGTGCAGCGCGCGCGGGCGGCGCCAACACGGGCGCGAGCACCCGAACGTGGGGCGCGCCGCCAATCGACATTTTGACCACCGGCATGGCCGCTGCCACAGGTGCGCCAGCGACGGCTTACGGCGGCTACGGCGGCGCAGGCGGTGGTGGTGGTGGCGGTGATGGCACGGCTGGCGGTGGTGGTGGCGGAGGCGGCGCAGGCTGCCCGGTCGGCTACGTCGCGGCACGCAAACTGATCCTGAACGGCCAATCCACGGCGTTGTTCAGGATGAAGGGCAGCAAGGGCGGCAATGGCGGCTCGGCCACGGCGGGCAACCGCGGCGGTGGAGCGGGCGGTGGTGGCGGCGGTGGCGGCCTCTTTTTCGGCATCTTCGGCGAGATCATCGGCAGCGCAACAAACTTCATCGACGTGTCTGGCGGCGACGCTGGCGATGGCGGCGACGGTTTCGGCACCGGAGGCGGCGGCCAAGGCGGCGCGGGCGGTTGGGCTGGATACGCGCTCCTGTGGGAGCTGAAGAGCGGGACGTTCAAGTTCGTGCGCGGCACTGGCGCCAGCACGGCCGCGCAGACCAATCCGTCGGGCGTCACGCACGGAACACACGGACTCGGCGAAGCTGGGCTGCTGAGCTGGCCATGAGCGCGCCGATCGTCCGCTACGGCTGCCCCGTGATGACCGTCGCCTGGGACGGCTACACAAAAGACGACACGACGTTTCTCAATTTCATCGGCGGCGCGACGACTATCGCGAGGGTTTTCACCGACTATGGCCACCGCCGCCCGCTCGCGTGGACGAATCATCGCCAATACGGCTCAGGAATCGACTCGCAGGCTGGCCACGACAAGACTCTGCAAGACCTCGCCGGGGCCGTGCAGTGGATTCAATACGACTGGTATCCACCGCTCGAGTGCTTCACTGGCGACCCCCAAAACGCCCCGCTGCAATCGCAGCTGATGACGATGTACCTCGCGCACCGCGCGAGCGCGTACAAGTCATTGGTAAAGTTCGGGTTCATGATCGACCCGAGCTGGTACTCGTACAACAGCTCGCTACCACTGCCCGGCGACGGGGGCCGTAACTCCGTGTACCGCGCGTGGCTGGTCACGCAGATGCAGGATTCGCAGTACATGCGGATCGGCGGCCAGCCGGTGCTCGGCGTCTACAGCTACGCGGCGATGTCGTCGGGCAACAAGACGGCGTGGCTTGCTGAACTCGACGCGATCACGGCGGCGATGGTCGCAGCGGGCGTGATTGCTAGCGGTACGCTGCCCTATATAATCATCCAGGACCACAACTCGACGGCGGCAAGCGCTCACCTCTCCAAGGCGTCGCGGCTTGTGCGCACAACCTACGGGCCCAACCCCGGACCGTCGGGTTTCGCGGGTCCTGGCCGCTACGCTTGGGACGTCGTTCGTTCAAGCGACGTGACGCTTTCGCAGTCTCCGGGCGGCGGCGAGTGGAAGGCGGTCGACGTCACCGCGGGCAACGATGCGCGGCCCAAGGGCGCCAGCGACAACATCGCTTTCGCCGACCAGCCGACGATGCCCGAGCTTCAGTCGCACATCTCGCGACAATTCGAGGACAACCAGACAGGCGGCATCGGCCTGCCGGATCTGCTCGCCTACCATGCGCTTTCGGAGAACACCGAGACCGGTCACGGCGTCATCCCGACCGTACAGGAGCTGCGTCGCTATCTCGACGTGATGCTGTGGTATAAGACCGGCGTGTACCCGCAGCACTACATGTACTCGCTGTGCGCGGCGCAGACAAACTTCACGCGCACCGGCACGTGGACGGAGAGCGCTGTTGCCGCGGGACCTTTCGACGGGACCGAGGTCACGTCTGTCACAACGAACGACAAGGTCGAATTCTCGCATGTTCGCTGTCGCCACCTCGGCGTGCTCGCCACCAAAGGACCCGACCGCGGGATCGCCAATATCTACATCGCGGACAGCGGCGGCGCGTTCACGCTGGTGACTACGGTCGACCTCTACGCAGCGAGCGTGAGCTACCAAAATCAGGTGTTCATGAGCACGAGACTCGGCGGCGGGACGTGCTCGATCCGAGTCGAGGTCAGCGGCACGAAGAACGCTTCCAGCTCGTCGAACAAGATCGGCTGGGACGCTTGTCGGATCGTCTACAACCCCTAGCGCGATGGCGGTGAGAAATATTTCGCCATCTCGCGGGCGTACTCGGCGTCCTCGGCGTCTTGCGACTTCTGCACACGCAGCATCTCAGCGTCGGCGATGTCTTGCGTACGCTTGCCACAGAGGCATTCGCCGCTGCCATTCGTTCCGCCGCAACCACATCGTGTTGGTCCGATAGTCACCTTAGGCAGCTTCGCCTCAAGCGGGCCGCCACCAGGCCCACCGCCAGCAACGAAAACCGTGTCCGCGCTCCAGCCCGCGCGCCCGCGAATGGCTTGAGCAACCTGGGCCTCGTCGGAACTGCCGGTGCCACCGCGGGCAGATAGCTGTATGACGCCGCACTCGATCAGTAGCGTAGGGCCGGCCATGCCCGAACCGCGACGTGGATCACGCCTCATCACGATAGGCGGCTTACCCTCTTCGAATACTCGTAGCGCACCGGCGAAGTCTGCGCTGCCAGAACAGTCAAGGACAACGCCTCCTTTGATTTGGAGCCTGAAGCCGTTCGTTCGCACGACGTCAACGCCGAGCATCTCCAGATCGCTCAGCGTCGTCACGAGATCTCGAGTCAGGGTCAAGTCGCTCATGGCTCGACTGTACAACCCATGAAAATCATCGTCAAACGCACGTCCGACGGCGCCTACTTCACTGGCTTCAAGACCGGCGCGGCGTTTTTCGGCGGCGAGCTTCCCGAGGACGCCTTTCGTTTCGAGTCGCGCGAAGCCTACGAGGCGGCGCTGGCTCGAAACCCACATCTTGCCGGCGATACCGAAGAAGTCGCTGAGTAAGACTCGCGTCGGCGCTGCGCTGAATGCGCGCGCTGAGTCGCTACTGACGAACCCAATCTGACTCGGCCCTTCGTGGCCGCGCAACCCCAAACAACAGACAAGGGACCACGGCGGCTTGGCCGAGGTGCGTCCGCGATCCGCACGACAAGGAAACAGCACCACATGTCTAACCGCTTTTTCGACAAGGGCCGTCAGTTCTTCGCCTCGGGCGATCTCGACTGGGACCTCGACAACTTCTGCCTGATGCCGCTCAAGCTCGATGGCACGCTGACGGACACCTGCGTAAAGGCGATCACCGCCATCACGACCGCCACTCCGCCAGTCTGCACGAGCACCGCACACGGCTTCAGCAACGGCGACATCATCGTGATTCGCGGAGCCGCCGGCATGCTGAATGCGAACGGAACGTTCAAGGTGGCTGGCGTAGCTGCGAACACCTTCAACCTGACGACTCTCGATGGTCAGAACGTCGTCGGTACCGGTACCTTCTCGGGCACGGCCTGCGCCGTCAATCTCACGCTCGCCGACTTCTACGATGACGTCGACGGCACGCTTTGCACGGGAGCACCCGCGCTCTCCGCCGCGTCACTGCTCGCGTCCAAGACTAATACCAACGGCCTGATCAGCGCCGCCAACGTCGCGGGCATTACGCTCAACGACACGTGCCACGGTATCGTGCTGATCAAGAACGTGACCAACACGGCAGCCTCCAGCCGCGTCGTTGCATTCATGGACGGCCGCACGATGGTGCGCTGCGTCGCAGATGCTGCCAGCTCGGCAACGACCCTCTGGGTCGAGCCACTCGAGGGCGCTATCCCGTCGGGTACGGTCATTCAGATGACCAACGGCGTGTCCGTGACACTGAACGGCGCCGCGACAGCCGGAGCGCGTTCGATCACGGTCAACGCGCTGTCGGGCGCCATCTCCGCTGGCAACCACGGCGACGCACAGACCACGAACTCGGCGCTGCCGCTTACGCTCACGAACGGTACGTTCACGCATCAGTTCGATGCGACCAACGGCATCGGCACGATCTGAGCCGGGTCGATGGGCACGCGACGATTGGGCAGGGCCGCAGCTCCGGCGGTGGCGGCCCTTGCTCAGCCGAGCGGCTCTCGTGGTTCGGGCCGGCTAGGTGCGCCCAGCGGTGGCGAAACGCAACCGTTCCCGCTGGCGATCTCGTCAAGCGGCCGATTCCTCCAGACGGCGGGCGGCGCGCCTTTTCTGCTGCACGGGTATGCGGGGTGGTCGATCTTGGCGCTAAATTCAAGCGACCGGACGACATTCCTCGACAACATGCAGGCGAAGGGCGTCAATGCTCTGCTGGTTGAGGCGCCAGAGTACGACGGGGC